TAAACGACATATCACTTCCTGTAAACGGAGGTTGTAAATCACTCCAAATGGCAATTGTGGAACTGCCTGTATCGCTATATTGTAATTGTATCATAGTTTATTTTAATTTAGGTTAGGGGCTATCGTTTAAACAATAACCCCTTTTCCTAAAAATTTATTTATACTACAGATATTCCTGACATAACGGCTGATAAATCGCTACCGCTAACTTCACTTGCTGGATAGGCTTCTTGCCCTCCAAATGTTATAGTATAAGAATTTGAATCTCCATAAGCTACGCCTGTTGTTCCTGTACCTCCTGTTAACGTCATTCCGTTTTTCTGTCCAGCTAAGAAGAATTTTCCTACTGAATCATCGGTTCCGTTATTAGTTTCTACGATAATTTTTAAATCTTGTGCTTGTCCTAAGACTTTTACTTGATTTCTAATCGCAGATTGAAGTTTGTGGAAAGGGGCATTTATTACTTGGTCGTAAAAAATAGTCCCATTCTCAACAGAAGGGGTTGGTGTTTCTGTAAAATCTCCTGTTTGTTTAACAAGTTCGAATTTATAGAAAGTTCCTACTCCACTGATATCGGTTAATAAACCACTATCATCTCCTGATACAGAATTAACCGACCCACTTAATATGTAGATGTTTTTGATACCTCCGATTGAATCTCGGCAGGCTAATTCAAAGCCACTTGTGATGCTACACGCCATAATTATTGGGTTTTATTGGTTAAAAGCTTATGCTAAATCGTTAGATACAAAATACTCAGGGTGTCCAATTTGACATCCTAATTTGTTTCTTAGTCTATATTTTAATGCATCAGCATTAATATCGTACCATAGAGAGAAGTTTGTAGTATCACTAATCAAATCTGTCCCCACGACCATATCACTTGCTGGGCCTAATATTACTCTTTCACTTGCACCTAATCCGTATACACCTACGATTTTCACGTTTGGATATCCTGGTAATGGTACTTCGTAGAATCCGTTTCTTCTAACAACAGATGTTGGGTCGAAGTGGAATAAGTTTTGAGTAGTAAGTCCTGAAATTACTCTTTGGAATACTTTAGTTCCCATAAAGAATGTTAAATCTTCAGCATCAATGATGTTTGCATCAGCATCAGCTAACATAGCAGTTAATTGTGCATAAGCAGTTGAACCTGTAATAGCAGTTGCCCCATCTCCTGTTGCAGATACTACACCAGCAGTTGAACCAGAAATTAATGCTTTAAATCCATCAGCGTTAGGTACTACGTTTGAGTTATCATCAGAAGATGAACCTGAAACAGCAGTCCATAAGAATACGTCGTTAGCTTGTTGTGCTTTCTTAACTAAGTCGCTTGTTAAGTCGTTTAATAACGTCATAGTTTCTTCGTAAGAACCAGCTGGTAAAGCAGATACTCCTAAGTACTTTTCAGTTAATGTTTGTAGATTCCAGCTATCGTAAGCAGTTCTCTTAGACACTGTAATGTTTCTTTGAGAAAAAGTTGCTGAACCTGAAGCTGTTGATACTGCGTCTCCTCCTTGAAAAAACGGAGATACAGAAATAAGGTTTAGTGGTTCTTGGAATTTGATACCCTCTTGTACTGATACATACTCAGTTGTGTTTCCAGTATAGACAGTGTCAAGAACGATTTTTCCAGCCACCTCGTTGTTAAAATCCGCTAATGCGGTTGAGTTTAATGCCATCGTAATTTAGTTTAAATGTTTAATTTATTTTTTAACGCTTTTTACTTTATTAAGCATCATCTCATAGCGTTTTTTATTGTGAGAAGGTGCCATTTTAGAAACATCTTGTTTAGAGAATTTCTTTGTAGGGATAGTTTCTTCGGTAGCTGGTTCAGAGGCAAAAGCAGACATTTTGTCTTTCATTTTACCCATTTCTTCTTCCATTGAAGCCATCTTTTCTTTGATTTCCATCATTTTTTCATCTACCACTTCGGCGATTACTCCAACGATTTCTTCTAATGAAGGCATATCCTCCATTTTAATTTCTTCTTCGATTACTTCTTCTTCGAAGTTATCTTTTGATTCTGCGGACATTTCTTCCTCAACAGATTCCATTTCCTCTTCTTCGGCTAAGTCTTCGCTTCCTTCACCTGCTTCATCTGGACGCTTCATTCCTGTAATAATAGATTCACCATCTAATGTGATAGTAATTCCACTTTCAGTAATGTGGTCGCCTGCTGGGGCTGGTTTTAATTCTCCCTCTACTTCAACGAATACTTTATCACCATCGGCAAATTCACTTGCTTTGTCGTTGGTAATTTTAGTTCCGTCCTCTAAGGTAGCGGTTGCGAATGACTGCTTTGAAGTATCTTCAGTTTCTGTTAGGTTAAATTTAGCCTTAACAAAATCCTTTAATTCTTTTTGCGTCATAATGTAAAATTAATGATTTTTAATATAGAGATTTAGCCCTCAGCAAGGGCATTTCCACGTATTAATATGTTCCTCTATTAATCTTACCCTTTTTCTTCAAGAACTTTGTTGTTTCACTTTTCTTTACTATATTTATGGATGTATAATAATAAAATATTAAATTATGGAAACAAAATTATGTTCAAAATGTGGAAAGGTAAAATCATTAGATGAATTTTCTAAATGTAAAGCGTATAAAGATGGTAAACAACTTTATTGTAAAGCTTGTAATAAAAAAACCAACGATAAGTATAATGAAAAGAATAGGGAATACTTTAAAGAGTATACTAAACATTATATGTCTAAAAATAAAGATAGATATAAAGAACTAATGAACGAATTATTCGCATCTATACCAGCTGGAATCTATGCTATATATCACGACGATGAATTAGTATATGTTGGTTCAAGTTCTATGCCCCGTAGACGTTTATATGGACATTTTGTTAATTCAATAAAGGCTAATAATAGTAGTATAGCAAAAGCTATGGCTAAAGGGATTATTAAAGGGGATAATTTAAGATATGAAATGTTAGAATTTGTAGAGGATAAAGAACAGAGATTAGAAAAAGAGAAATCATATATAAAAAAATTACAACCTAAATTAAACAAAAACCACAAATAAATTTGGCTACCCGATATTTAGTTCGTATATTTACGTGTTCGAATGGTTCGGGCGTTAAATTAAAATTATAAAGGTTATGTACACAATTGAAGAATTACAATCACAAAAAAGAGAAATTAAATCAAAACAATTAGTTGCTGATGCTTATAGAGAAGTTATGGGAGGAGATGATTGGGAAAATGAATACCAATGGTATACTAATTTGTTAAGAGGTATTAGTTTAAAAATTTACCATCTTTCAAAATAAATTTGGCTATTGCGATATTTGTTCGTATATTTACGTATAAGAAATTTAAATAATAATAAAAATTAAAATTAAAGGTTATGAGTAAAAGATTAGAATTATTTAAAAAAGGGTTAAAGTCAAAACGTAATGAGGAGTGGTTTTTTAATGTTGAAAAAAATTGGAATGGTATTTTAACATATAAAATGAGAGATATACCTGAATTTACTTTTCGTATTGAAGAAGATGCTAAAATAAAAAAAGATGGTAGTTTAGAAGTTTCGTATATAGATTTATCTATAGAAGGTATTAGTAATGGTATAAGAACTTTTACATATGGTAAAGAATTTGTTGATAGTGTAATTTCATATATTGATTAAAATAAATTTGGTTCCCTAAAATAGGGGTTGTATGTTTATAATGTTGGTTTTTTAGTTGCTTATTTTAGCCAACATAAGATTGTTTTGTAATTGTTATTAAGAGAGAGGGATAGGTGGCAAGCACTTATCCCTCTTCTTATTGGTTAGTCTATCTCACTATTCTTCCCAAATTTCAACACTATTTGTTTTGCCTATATAATTTTATTAGATTGAATATTAAGGCTGATAGTAATACCGCTATTGATAACACTGATTCTATGTTAGTTAAGAACATACTCGTCATAAAGGCTATCATATTAACAATGTTAAATTTTAATTGTTCCATCATTATTTTACTATTGTATTTGCCTGCATTGAACAAACCGCTATGCGTTGTTTAAAGTCAGGGAATTCATTTTGTATTTTAACGTCTCTAACACAACGTGAGATAAATTCATCTCTACTTTCTCCTAATTTTCTACTTGGTAATGGCATTGTTCATAATAATTTTATCGGCAAAAAAGCCTTCAACACTAAATCCTTTTACTTTGCCGGTTTTAACGTAATTATCCCATACGTCTTGATTAT